GTCATAATCTTATCCCTCAAGAAATTCAGTCCTGTGGTCTCAATATCACAAGAAATAGTCTTTCCTGTGTCTGTTAGTATCGCCAACTCTTCCTGTAACTCTGCAACCTGAGTTAGTACCTTATACTCAAATTGAGTCTTCACAGTCTTCTTAAAGATATACTTATTAATTGCGTTCTTAATATCAGCTTCGAACAGGAACTTGTGACGAGGTTCAATGATTACTGATAATGGATGAAAGAGTGGGATTACTGGGTAATCTTCATAGAGGAACTGTTTACCCCGCTTATCATTGATCCCACTTTTCTTAATAAGCATCTTCATAGCCAAGTTACCACACACAAAGATAAGCTTTGGATTTACTGCCTTTACCGTCTCCTGCAAATAATCCCTACAGATATTCATATTGTTAGGAGACATGTCCACTTCTTTTACGCCTGGACATTTAACTGAGGGTGACACTGCCCAGGTAAATCTTCCCAGGTTCCCTAGAATACTAGTAATTAGATCAATCTCATCCTCTGAAAACGCAATACGCTCTGTTGGGTCAAACCTGTAAGAGTCTGACAGGAATAACACATCTGCTTGTGTCAGATCTTGGTGATCCATACAAGCAAGAAAAGGTCTACCTGTACTCTTAGAAATAGAGCATTCCTTGCACTTCTCAGGCAATTCATGGGCGTTGTAAATACTTTGCAGATCTAACATTACTATGATAAGGTATGGTTAAAAAGCATTACGTGGACAATAAGAGATTTGAGGTACTCATCCTCAAATACTTAGAAAACCAAAAAGAGCACGAAGACGAGCTTATGGAAATGTTTGATAAGTTGATATCGAACATCATAGACTCCTTTGGGTTTAAGATGGAAAAGGAAGACGCCAAACAAGAATGCTTTTTCTTAATCCTAAAAACACTTAAGAACTTTAATCCTCAAAAAGGAAAAGCATTCAACTTTTTCACAACTATCATATTGAACAATCTCAAGTTGCTATTCACCAAGCATAAGAAATATAACGAAAAAATCAATAACTATATTGAGAAAGTTACTGGTTCGCACCCGAGTTCGTTATAAATATCTGGGAGGTAATCCTCCTTGAGGTACCTATCTTTTAACAAAGTGACCAATGTCGGAGATTTTGTAACATTGTGGATCACAAAAGCATGGGGCATCGTAAAACTGTTAACTACATACACTGGAGGATTATCTTCATAATCCTCCAAACTATCAACAAGAGCTGAACACCAATCATCCCAAAGAGATACAAACAATATTCGCGTAGCATTGCCCAGCTTTTTTTGGTCTTTAATGACCTTATTAATCTGATTTTCCTTATTAAGGAAAACTACGTTACTGCTCATTCCACAATCTCGATTTCGGAACCTTTAGACTCTGCTTCAGAAGTTCCTGAAGCATTAGCTTCTTTCATTTCCACTAACTGAGCTTTGAAGTCTTCTGGATTTTCCTTAGCATATTCCTCGACCATACTCATAATCTTCTGGTTCATGGATTCTATGCCTGTAAGGAAAATACTCTTAATAAAATCATCTTGGGACACTTCCTCGGGCTTCACGGTTTCTGTGAATACCTTGAAAGATTCGGTTTCCATCTTGTTTAATTTAATTTGAAATTTCATACGTCCTTTACTTCTTTCTACTTGTTTAATTTTCCAACTTTCAACATTTAACTTGATAGTCTCACCCATGCTCTATAATAGTCTGGAGAAACAAAAATGAAAGACAATTTTGATTTATCTAATCTAAAAGCACCTAAAAAACGAATTAACAGTCGATCCAAAGGATCTGCATTCGAACGAAAGATTTGTAATTTGTTTAATTCCACTTTTGAAACTAAAGAGTTTTGTAGAACTCCTGGTAGCGGAGCATTTGCTACTACTCATTCTCTTCCTGAACATTTAAAAATACATGGAGACTTAATTACTCCTGAAAACTTTAAATATATTATAGAATGTAAAAAAGGATATAATAAAGAAAACTTAAGTAGTTTATTTAGTTCTAATTCTAAACTAATAGAATTTATAAATCAAGCTAAAAAAGATTCTATTAGAGCTAATAAACCTTTTATGTTAATATGGCAACAAGATAGAAGTGATATATTATGTATATTAGATAAACATATCTTTCCTAGTTATCTTGATTTCAAGTCTTTAATATATAAAGATTATATTATAGTCCGACTCAAGGACTTGTTGAAAGCAGAAATAAATTTTTGGTTTAATTAAGCAAAAGTTCAAATAGTTTCTTCTGCTGATCCAGGAATTGAGTTATAAGAGAAGCTCTATTTGAATTCATCAATTCTGCCTTTGTAGGCCCATATGAAGATCCATGAGCCACTACAAAATTATGACTTACATCAACTCTATATTTAGTTTTACCTTTGTCTCTAGATACTGAAAATTCTATTTTTTGGCTTGGGTTATCTTTATATCTGTAGGCTATGCCTCTCTCAGTCTTAATAATTTCGACATCGGGATCGAGAGGATCCATCCCTCTTTTTACAACATCCATAATCTCGTTATGTCTCATTGATACCATCTCTCCTGCTGATTCCCCTTCAATAACATGAAGTTCTAAAGTAGTGTTGTCTCGAAGGGCACCGCCAGTCTTAAAAGTTGCCACCCCTACTGCTTCTAACATGTTTGTGGCTTTGGCTCCCTTATTAAGTACATCATCTTTTCCAAATGTATCAGTATGTATCCTAGCAATTGTATTATGGCGTGTTAGTAATTCTGCAATATGAGCCCGTCCTTCTGGCGTGTCTAAGTGATGTTTTAAACCACCTAACGAATTTTCTATTGCGTTAGCCGTTTTTAAATTTTTAAGTTCATCATAAGTTAGATTTTCTGCCCAGGAATCTAATTGGGATTTTGCAGCTTTCTCTAGTGCATCATACTCAACTTCTTCATCATCCGACACAGTTACGTTTTGTATAGGTATTAAACTATCATAGGAGTCCCCTATGTCAGAAAGCTTTTTCCAAGTCTTTTTAACCCTTGTATCTATATCCTCATAACTATCATTTTCAGATTTAAAAAAGTCGTAAGCTACTTCTGTTATCCTTTTATCCTCTTTTAAGTCTAAAAGCATTGTATCGTTTATGTTTTTTCTAACCCCTCCAACAACACCTGTCTTAGATAATGAATTTTTAATTCCATTTCTAAATAGACATAAAGGCTTGCCTTTAAATCTATCATTTAGAAAATCTTTCATTGCAGGTCCTTGACCTGCAATAACGTCTGGCATACCTGCATCAACATCATTTATACCATTAGGAGCATACTCTACAAGATTAGCTCCTGTACCTTTTTGATATTTTTTCCCTGCATCAATATTATCTGCTGCATGGTCACAATTACAATCTTCACCTTCATCGTTACATTTTGCCTCCCACATAACAATAGCATCATCTTTATCTGCTGAGTTTTTCCTAGCTGCAACGTCTCCTACTGGTAAAGAAAAATCAGCATCAAGCCTAGCATCTGCCTCATCTGACATAACTTTTAAAGCTAGTAAAATCTTATTAAGATTTTCCCCCTCATAACCGTGTTCCTTCAATTCCTCTAATAAATCAGCATCTGCCACACTAGCAGCAGCATCGCCAACGTCATATGTCAACCCCCAACTATGAATCTCTAAAAATGTATTTTTATGTTTTAAAAACATTTTTAATTGTTCTTCAGCCGCATCACAAGCCGACTTCTGCCAGGGAAGACTTCCTTGAGATCCTTGCCCTTCACAAATTTCCCGTAATGTGTGATAAGCCTGCATGGACTCTAGCATTTTTCCACGTACGGCAGCTAGTGATCCACTAGTAGCTTTTTTTGTATATTCACCAATTTCAAGCTCTAGGTCAGTTTCTTCTTTTATATCATTATACTTATCTTTAGCCGCCTGAAGCATTCCTTTTAAAACACCAGTCCTGTCTCTGAATATAATTCCTTTCCCATCTACATATTCAATGACTACTGAGCCATCGTCCATGAGCTTAAAGTATTCTAAAGTATCTTTAATACTTATAGCATCAGATGCGTCTGTTTTTTTGGGATCAAGCACGCCCAGTAACTCATCTACTTTATTAAGACCATGCTCTGCATCCATAGAATCTAAAGGAACAAGAGATACTTCACCGTCTTTTATAATTCCGCCTACTTTTCTGCCTCTACCTATTTGATGCTCATGACTTAACCGACCTCCACCCGCAATAACGCTGTTGAAAGTAATACACGATGCTGTTCTCCTAAATTTTGAGCCTTTTTTAATTGCTTGCCCACCAGTGCTAGGATCATTAATTATATCCCCTTCTTCTGTCCTACCTTGATTCACATCATCTTGTCTTCTAGCCTTGTTAATCGCTCCCTTCAGATCTTCACAAAGCTTTTCAAATTTTCCTGCAATGTCTCTAAAAATCTTACCTAAGTTTTTAAATCCTCCAACTTTTGGAATTCTTACTCCCCATGGCAACATACCTTCAGCATATCCTTCAATGGTGGCACCCACAGGAGCATCTTTAGGATCCATAGGCACTTGATCGGTCGTTGTTGCCTGTCCTGGTACTTCTGGTGTTGTTGTCTGCTCTTGTCCTTCTCCTTCAAAAAAACCTATAAATTTTGCTCTACCTGGATCTTCAAACGTCTTTTGTTGAAATCCTATTCCCTTATTAGAATAAGGAGCCCAATTTACTCCTTTTTGAGTCACAAATAATACAATAGGATGCCCCGTGGAAGTAGAGATTCCAGGAACCGTGTAAGGATTGTCCCTGGTTGCCTGCTGAGTACTAGCAGCCTTAATTTCGGCATCCGCTTTGGCCTCTGCTCCTCCATCCTGCTCCAATATTGTAAGTTTAAACGTACGCTTCTTTAGCTTTTTGAAACTTTCAAGGAGTTGCTCGTAGTATTTCATTCCTTATTATAGCAGGATAAAAAAAAGGCCCAATCTAAGTTGGGCCTTTAAATAACATCCAATTAGAACATTAAACGCTTATTTCACCACTTCCAATATGATCCATGAAATCGTAACGGAAAGTTACTTCTATGGTATGGAATTCATTTGTGGAATAGTTAAACTCTGCCGTCTTCCACGATTTAACCCACACACCATAACACTCAACAGAAGAGTGAGGATTCATATTGTTTTGCAATTGCAAAATGGTCATCTTATTTGCTTTAAAAGAACCGCCACCCGCGACACCTGGAGCAGCTTGCCTAGTCATCTCTCCAGTGAGAGGATCGTAAGTATTTTGGAACCACTGCCATAAGGTATTTGCCGCTTCCTTCAAGTACAAGTTATCAAACGTGACTGTGACCTCCTCAGGAGTAGCCTTGCCAGGGTAGTAAATTTTATCATTTACTCTATCAATAACAATATCCTCAACAGACATTCCAACCTGACTTACTTGTTTTGCCGCTAGTGTTAGATCATCTGCAACACTAGGACCTCCTGGAACTCCCTGAAACTGAATTTCGAATTGATACGCTCTTACTGAATCAAGGTCCGTTGAAACTGTAGGTAATCCTTGTCCTGGAGTGAACGGTCTTATTCCTTTATATACTGATCGTGCTGCCATAATTTATTAGCCTCCTAATTGTGCTGATTGGTTGGTAAGGTTAATCTCGAAAATCAAGATCTCTGCTGCTTTAGTAGGCTTCAGAAGAATCTTACACCACAACTCATTTCTATCTATCCTAACTGGCGTGTTGGTTGATTCATCACAAACCACACGAAACTCTGTAATCCCACGCCGCCTCTTAATATCATCGAGGAACGGATTTAAAACCTGCTCAATTTGTTCCCAAAGAATCACATCATTGGGCTCAAATACAAATTGTCTAGTAGCTTGCAAAATCACCTTGCGAAGGAAAATCATTAAACGACGAATATTAACTCTATCTAAAGCAGAAGGGTTACGGGTAGCAGTTCTTTGACCAAATATTGTAATCCCTTGCTGTACAAAGTTCACAATAGGGTTAACTACATTTCCGCCTGAATACATTGTATCTCTATCACCTTGATTCAATTTAACTTCGACATCACTTGGCTTTGTAAGGCGGCCTCTGAGATATCCAGCAGGAGCAAACCAAGGTTCTGATACATTATCTGTATACGCCATCTGCCTCAAAGCGAAGATTGTTGGATCAAGCCATCTGTCAATCCCATCATGCACACTAAAGACCTTCACCCAAGGCCAATAAATTGCAGCATAAGTATTGTTAATAGCCCCAGTTCTACTAGTAGCTAACCCATTTGTCCAATCAATAGCGTCCTGCACAGACCCTACAGCGTAGGGAGGAGCAACTACTGCCATAAAGTTTTGAGAAGTTTCTGCAAGAGTAATCAGTGCATTTTGCACAGACTCAGTAGAAATCCCTGGAACTGCTGCTAGTGAGACATTTAAAACATCATCATCTAAAGCTTGCATTCCTGTCTTAGTAGCACCAGTTGCATCTCCAATTAAAGCCGTGGCATTCTCGCTAGTAGTACCAACTCCATTATCGCCTCCAAGCAATCCATAAGTACCCTCGATTGCTTTAACGAACCTACCTCCACCGCCATAAGCACCAACCGTTGTGGGACCAACTACCGCTTGATTAACAGCGCCAGTATCTGGATACTTATACGTAATTTGAAGGTGGGTACCTTGTGCGCCTAGAGAAGAAACTTGATTAACAAAGTTTGAAAGTTCAGTGACAGCAATATTAGTACCAGAAGCAAGAATATTACCCTTAATAACACCCGACTTAAGATTAGTCTCTCCAGTGTTTATCATCCCTCGAGAATTATTTGCTTCAATGAAACTCTTATATTGCACTAAGGAGACTCTAAATGTCTCTTGTGCTACTCCATCTTCATTAACCACTACATCAAAATACTCACCATTAAAATTATTAATAGTAATACTATTACCACTAGTATCTCCATTGGCTTTAGTACCTAGGTTATATCCTGCACCTGGGTATAGAGATTCTACTGAATACCCAACACCTGATGTAGCAGAAGCACTACCATATTGGCTTCCATAAACAGTTAAAGAACTTGCGTGCTTATTAATACTAGCAGCACCTATGCCTGCCCCTCCACCGGACACAGTTCCCGAAGCAGGGTTAACCGCCGCCAAGATCATAGCTCCATTAGTAACCCCTGGAGTAAATCCAACGGTTCCAGAATAAGCAGAAATACTAAGAGAAGCACCCGATCCAGCATACGCACCTACAATAAAGCCCGACACATTTGTGGTGCTATCAAAATGAACTCCTACATGTCCAGTCTGAAGAGCACCTCCAATAACCTTTCTTAGTGCTGGCCCCTGACTGGAGGCATTACTATCTGCTGTCCAAGTACTAGACGCTACTGTAAATTCTTTAGGAGTAGTAAATTTTGAATTACCCGCATTGTCAGTTACTTGAATTCTAAACATGTAACTAGTAGAATTTTCCTCTGGCGAACCTCCAGCCGCAGCCGTTCCAATATAAGCACTAGATACCGCCACCGCAGGGCAAGAACCAAAATCAATCATTGCAGAAGCATCAGCAGCAGAAGACCCCGCCGCCCTAATAAAATACGTGCTATTCGTGGTCTCTAATACTTCTAGTGCTCCTTCCAAAGCTTGACCTGTAATAGCTTCATTTGGAAGGCCAAAAGTATCAATTAGCCTGTTAGGGCTTGTAATTAATGTAGCTTTATTAGTTGGGCCTTTGGATGCAAATCCAACCAAGCCAACTACAGAAGAGTTGACGGAAGGAGCATACTGTGAGAAATCCTTCTCTATTACATAAACACCTGGACTTACATATGATGGCATAAATTATCTCCTAAACGTCTCTTATTTGTATCATTCTTCTTTCCTGGAGCAGCTTTAATTGAGGGGTGACTCCATTGGAAGGAATTTGTATCATTTCTTTAGGTTGAAGCCAATAAGATTCGACCTTACCTGATTCTTGGAAATAAATCTCTAACGATTGCAAAGATTCATTTCTTACTATTTTCTGAGGAATATACTGCGGTCGAATTTCTTTCTTTGGCTTACCTACTTTTACTTTTTGCTCTTGCTTCTCTTGCATTATAAACTCCTCTATAATATTTAGCCGTATTACATAAAAGTGTAGACAATATTTTTAATTTTATATTTTATTTCTTTGCTACTTTTAAATTTTAAATTTCAGATTGGATCATCACCTATGGAGTATTTACTAAGTTAGTAGACCAAGTATGACTGCACCTCGGCCAACAACCGTTTCTGGTATAAAGTGACGAGTTAAGGGTGCTAAATATCTATGTGGTTTTCCTTTTGGTTCCCCGGGGCTGGACAGGATGACCGGCCAGATAGATGCGACGTTGGCAGTAGTCCCCTCATCATCCATCTTCGCAAGATAAAATAGTCCCTGTGATGGGGTTGTGGAACAATCTTTTTCCCCAAGTACGACCAATATTTTAGTGTTTGGATAAGTAAGATTTGCCTCCTTATGAAATATGCTATCCTCATGTAATTCTTGTTGTGTGGCATTATTAGATCGTATCATACAAATATTCCTAAATGATCCAGTCCCCGCCTTAGGGAACACAGGCACTGGACCGTACCCTGACCACGGTGATCCCGGTGGCCGTGTGCAATTCCATTTAGCCCCGGACGAGCCGCCTAACCCAGCAAAGTTGTTGTTGGTGGGATTCGTTAAAGCTGGACGTATTTGTGACCAAAGACCGTTCGGCGTCGGCACCCCCGTCCACGAATTCTCAATAGGTCTTCCGCCCTGACACATATAATCAAGACGAGTTATAGTAGGTCCAGACATAAATACAACATTAGTAAGGATGTCACCCTTATTCCAAGTACTAAGTGCATAAGCAATTTCAGCGGACCCCTGTGAGTT